TCTTCGTCAGGCGCTAACTCTAAGAATATGCCAAAGTCATACAAGTGTAGATTAGACATTTCTTCTAAAGTTGCCACGTTGTGCGCGCCTATAGCTTGTATAAATGCGTCTTTAGTTGGAGAGTACTCTATTACGTCAGATATTCTAAGAGACAAAGCTTCTGCTACTTTAGACGTAAGGTAAAGTCCAGATTGAAGTATATGTCTAGTCGCGGTGTTACTGTTGGCCGCTGCTAGCTTTTGAACGCCAACTAGGGCGTCTTTGTTAGGTGTACTACCGTCTCTCGCTTCATTTAAACCAGTTACGTCGCGAATCATCTGCATGTAATAGTTGTAAGTCTGTATTAGACTTTGCATTTTTTGACCACCTGAACCTGACTGAACCTCTCTTATCGGTATTGATCCGGGATTACCTTCGCCTAAAGCGTTCATAGACCTACCAATCACAGAACCTGTTTGGAAGAACATATTTAAAGCTTCCTGCGGATTATAATTTGTCCCGTTTCCTAAGTCAACTTCAGCTAAACCATCAGCGTCTAAGTAAACTCCGTCTGGTATCATACGAGACATTACTTGCTGCAACTTTAAGTGAGTTAGCTGAATCATGTCTGCGAAACCTGTTATACGGCTAACTATAGATTCTGTTCTACCATTGTACATTCTAGGAGCAACAAGATTGTAGTTCATTTTAACTTTAGTAAAGTCGCTTTTAGGTCTTATCATATTTTTAGCCATCTCCCACTTTAGAATAGTGTTAGTACCTAATATAATAGCACCTTCGTATACGCATTCTATAGACTTACTTATTCTTGAAAAATCGCCTTGCTTATCAGCCGGAGGGTTAAAGCTGCTATCTTTAGGTATAGCCCTCTCTCCACCGGTTCCAGTTTGCTTCAACTTATAGACGTTATCCATATACGTCTTGTAGTTGAAATAAAGAACTTGAACTTTATTATCATCGGTTTTCTCAGAAGTGCTTTGTCTAGTCCAACCGTATCTAGACCTAGTGTTAGGCTTGCTAACTATATCTTCAAGCTCAGATGTTGTAAGCTGCGGAAACTGCTTGACTAATTCGTTGACTGGTATACTTTTAACCTCGCCTACGTAGTATATATCATCAAAGTACGGCGAGTCAGTATATGACCAAACCATATTGGCTGGATCAACGTAATCTATAGTAACTCCTTCGGAAGTGTTAAACCCTGTTTTCACAGCACCTATACCTAGCACTGTTAAGTCGTAGTAAAACCTTTTAGATATTAAGTCGTAGTCATTACCTTTCATTAAAACTGATATAGCTTGCTCTTCTGCTATCTCTACCTCCTGCTTGTAGGTAAGCTGCATGTGAAGCATAAGCTCTTCCTCTGTTTGAGGCAGTGTGTCTGGATCGTTTTCAGTTATGTCAACTTTAAATGTATCTCTAACCGTCTCAGCGAAATCCTTAGTTCGCATGTCATCTAATATAGACTGCATGTAAGAAGTTCTTTTATCTACGCCGTATGGATCTTGAGAGTAGGCTTTTATATCGTAAGATCTATCAGCCATACCATTGACAACTATATCTACAAATTTAGGTATAACAGGCACTGGCTTCCAGTCTAAGTTTAAGTAGCTTAAGTCACCATTGATAGATAGTTCGTCTTTATACTTTTGAATAGATTGCTCTCCCCTGGCGTATAATCTAAGCTTGTGAAACCTTTGCTTGTTTTCTATATATCTATTGTTAGTGTAGTTTTCATTAAACCACTCTTGCTCTATAGCTCTCGCTACTTTAAGCCCGTACTCTTCGGACATTTTCTCTAAGTCGCTAACAACTTGAGATGGGAAATAACTTTTTACAACTGACTCAGCCATATATTATTTTATGATTTCGGAGTTTAATCCATTGTTTTTATATCGAGCAATATTCAAGCTCACTTTATTACTATTACTTGATTTTGGATAGTATAAATGTCTATTGCAAGCCATTATAGCTAGGCCACTGCTTATAGAGGCGTCAAACTTAGTCCTTTTGTTTATGTCAAATCTAGCCCAATCATTAAGCGTTTCGTTGAAATACATGCTCCCTATCTGTCCATCTTGTTTTACGCCGACGTGATAGTTTATATACATTTCAATAGCAGCCGCGTGAGCTTGCTTTATATCTTCACTTGAGTTTGGCATACCACCTATTTCTTTTTCAGTAACAGAAAGCTTATTCCATATTTTATCTGGCCTATTCATGGAGTAGCCTCTATAACCTCTTCTTTTAAAATGATACAATAACCTAGGCTTATTGTTTTCAGCCAGTATTGGCATACCATAGAATATACACGCCATGAGCACATCTTCAAAGAATATTTCCGCCGTAGGAGGTCTAGATATATATTCTAAAAAAAAGCTGTTAGCAGGAGCATCTTCCATGCTAAACTTGGTTAGTCCATGAAGAGATCCGTTGGATCCTCTACCATCAACAGTACCACTAATATCATAGCTATCGCAGCCAAAAGCGCCCATATGCTCATTTCCAGGTAGTTTTATACCACCTCTAATTACTTGTCTATTTTGTATATTTAAACTAGGAACCCAACTAACTTTAAACCTACCACTAGAGTCTGGTGTAAAAACAACTCTAGAGTCTTTTATACCGTTCTCCCATTGAAAGCTACCTACAACTACGTCTGAGCTGTTAAGTAGTCCTTCGTTGTAATCTATTTGCTCGTATATTTTAGTAAGATTAAATAGACTGTTTTTGGTTTCATCTCTAAAAGCGTGCTCTGTAGTTCTTGGAAACTGACGATAAAATTCATTTAAGGCATCTTGATCGTCTTTCAAGCCATCTACTTCATTCTCCCAGTGGTTGATAACACCTATGTCTATTAGTTCACCGTCTGGTCCATAAACATCTCGTCCTGGAGTAGTGAAGACAGGTCTTCCATGCTCATCAATAAATCCTTCAAAGTTCCATTCCATTGGAATAAACAAAGCATATAAACCAGATTTTGTTTGACCATTTCTATTTCTTTTAGTGACATCGCTGTCGTTATATAGTTTTTTAAAGTTGTCACCGCCCTTGTCAAGAGCATTACTCGTTGAACCCATCATGCACTTACCTATAATCCTACTACCTAATCTAAGGCAGGTCTTTGTTACCCGCCAGTTGTTAAGTATATTATCAGGTCTTTCCCACTTACCACTTTCGTCGTGCACTAGTAACTGAAGCTTTTCACCATCATAGCTGTTGTCTCCAGTATTCTTCCAGTCTATAGTAGTGTCCAAGCCTTCTAGTTCTTCTAGCTTCTCTTTTGATTGTATTTTTTTACGAGTAAACTTGCTAGCTGGAACACGATACGCTAGCTCAGACTTTGGTCTATCCATACCATCTTGAATAGGCTTAAAGAAGAAAGGGTAGTTTATTGATATAGGCACAACCTTGTCGGTAAACATCTTTTTAGCATCAGCACCAGACTTAGACAGTATACCAAACCTACTATCGCTAGATATTGTAGCTTGATTCACTGTTTCTGAAGATGACATAAAAGAGAAACCAGAACGCCTGTTTTTAAGGTAGCACATTCCATAACACCTGTTGTCAGCTTTACAGGCTTCCCAAAATATAAAAAACAATCTATTAGCGTCTCTAAAATCTGGAGCGCCAACATCTATCTTTGACCACTGTAAGTACATATAGTGAGTTCCTGTAATATAAGTTGGAACACCAGCATTTTGAAACCAGAAGCCTTCGTCTCTTCTCTTAAACTCTTCATCTATATAATCGTACCATTGGTCTTTTTGTTCTTCTGGATACTCTCTCCAGTCAAATATATTTTTAAGCTTACTTAAAGCTTTAGGCGGGTCAATGCGTTGCCACTTATCTTTATCGTTGCTATACACATTCTTAGGAGCTGGAGGCAGAGCTATCTTTAATCCTTGTATATCGTATATTTCTCCAATAGTACCCGTCTTAGATATTACTACAATATCGTTGTCCTTGTTGTAGCCGTACTTCCACTTTTTAGCTTTGTTTAACCTCTTTATAGTGTTTATTCTTACGGGTTCTACAACCTTATATAAGTTTTGTTCGTAACTCATTTAGATCGTCCTTCAGCAAATCCTTTAAATACGCGTTCTTTCTTTTCTTCAGGTTCTTTTCCATCGAGTATCGCCTCTTCCTCTTGTATTCTGTTAAGTATTTCGAATGCATCGAATATAGCGAGTTTCTTCGTCGCAGCGGCGTTTTTAAGTCTGTCAGCAGTAATGTCATCGCCACTATCAACGATAGCCTCTTTAGCCACTTTGATGAGTTCTTCAACCGCCTTATGCCCAGCTTGGATTATACTCTTCTTCGTCTCCTTGATATTCATATTGTATTGAAATAAATTTTGATAAAACTCTATATAGCCTTTGCCCTTCTACTATAAACTCATATTCAGACCCAGGTTTAAAACCTATAAGGTCTCCTTTTGAGAAACCCTCGTCGGCATGCTTTATTATACCTACAAGCGGTTTTTCTACACCTTCACCGTACGCGTCTTTAGATTTAATAGGTTTAACAAAGCAGTAGCCGGGCGTGGGCCTCCAGTTGTTATTGTTTTTTATTAAAAATATTTGATCAGCATATACTACGTAAGTTTTTTCGTTAAAAAAATTCTTACTGTTTCTTTCTACGCCATGCTGGTCTTCCCATCTTCTAAAAACATTGTGGTGAACCATAACCGTGTCACCTGGTTTTATGCCTAAGTCATCTCCACTCATTGGGCAGCTGACAACAGTAGCCAACTTATTTACAAATTGATGATTAAATATCTCAGTGTTGGTTATAAGTTTTTTACCTTCTACTTCTTTAGAATTGTTGTACCTCTGCCCCGCAGGCTCTATGACAAACCCATAAACGCTTTTCATTAGTAGTCTATGTTATACTCTACAGATATAGCCATGTTCTTGTTAAAGTCTTTCCATATAAGAACATCCTTTTTCTTTTTAATGTAGATTGAGTAAGCGTTTTCTTCCTCTACTATATCACAGATAGTATGCCCTCCATAGACCTCTTGGCCTACGGAGTAATGCATAGCATCTATTTTATAATCTTTACCTATTGTAATTTTACGAATCAGCCTGCTCATCTTCTGGGTAGTTTATCGCTCCAGTGTTGATGTCAATATCCATTTTACCGTACTCTTCTTCAAGCTTAGTATTAATTTCACCCATCTTTTTGTTGACAGCGTCTAGTTCGTGAAGCAACATGTGCTTTCTAGCCTCTATGTTTCCTACTTCTAGCTTTATTTGGTTAGCTGTTGATATTACTTGTTGAACTTCTTTTAGTTGTTCTTCTGTAATTTTTTCTGGCTTAATAGCCAGGTCTACTTTTTTTGTCATTTTTATTTAATTTAAGTTAATTATTATTTTATTTTAACAAGCGTCTAGTCTTCTAATAAGACCGTTACTATCTGTGCTTATGTTGTAATAAGTGCCTGATACAACTATTTTATAAAATCCACTTCCTGACAAGTTGGAGCTAGCTAAAGGAAGTCTTGTATATACTAAATCACTTACAGCTGGAAGATTATTAGATCCGTTATGATATATAGTATTAGTCAATTGATCATTTTTAATTGAACAAGCAGGAGAGCCTACTAGCGCGCTAGCGGTAAGAGAAAAAACGTCAGGATTTCTTTCCTTAAACTTTTTTATCTTCACGGCTGGATTTTTACCTCTAGCCTGTGCTGCTGTATTAGCGTTTCCTAATGCCATTAATATCCAAAATAAACTATTGCCGCAGACGCATCATCGTTAAGCTTTACAGAATCCCATCTTCCGTAGATGGTTGTTCCTCCGGCAAAAGTGGTAGCGTTTGTTAAAGCTAAACCACCAACACCTTCGGCACCTGCGTTGTTTTTTCCAGGCGTAAGAATACTAATAAAAGCGTCATTATCAATACTTGTTGTAGCGCTAATAACAATATTGCTAGTGCCTAGCGTTATTATTGTACCTAAAAGAGCACCTGTAGCCGTGAGATATACTTCATCTCCAAGCTCTAGGCCTAAAGAAGCTGTTGTAACGTCAAATGCTATAGTATCCGAAGAAACAGCTCCATTAACCTGAATAGTTTGATGACCTCTATCGTGAGCTGCTCCAACAGTATTAGGAAATAGATTTGCATCTTTTGATACTAGTGTATTAACCTCAGAGTCTGTTATAAATGTTATAGCAACTATAGCCATACCTTCTGGGCATGTAACCGTGTTGTCATCTGCTGACAAAAAAGCACTACCCATTTGACCAAAGTTATAAGCTGTTGCGGTTGAATTAATTCCCATTTTATTTTTTTATTTTTTCGTATGAGCGTCCACCGAAGTAAGCGCCGATTACTGTTATTAATACTAATTGTAGTAGATCAACCCACTTGTCCTCTACTGTAAACATAATTACACCAGCGTCTATGAAAATTAGCAACGTAGTGCAAATAAC